CGGAGGAATCAGCGCCAGGTGTGCTTTCGTGTGCAGTTTCACATTCAAGACGCCCAGAGCGTTCGGAACGACTTCTCCTGTCGTGTCCGGCCGCCCTACATTCAATTCGCGCCAGCAAGCCTCGGTTGAGAGCCATGCCTGCCCCGCCGGTCCCTCATACTGATGGTAATCAAGTTCGTCAACAGGGATTGAGGGCTGCAAAAGCTCTTCGGGGTACTGAGTGCCATTGAAATCGGTTAGCTCGGGAGCAGGCGGAGCCGGAGGCATAGGCTGTCCAGCCGCCTGAGCCTGCAAAGCGAGAGCTGCGTGCTGCTGGAGGGCCTGTTGCTGCTGCAACTGCCATGCCTGAAGCTCTTGAGGGCTCGGCGGAAGCGGCTGCTGGTCCAAAAGCAGTTCGATTTCGCGCATCTGCTTCGCTGCAGATGTTGCTTCCTGCATCTGCATCTCGGAAAACCCGAATACCTGCTTGAAAATCTCCCAGTTGTAGGGATTCCCGAGCAATTGAAGCGCAACATCGGGGTTCTGTGCTGCGATGGTGAGCAATTGCTGCAAGAGCGCCCGTTTTGCCGCCGTGGACTCAGGGAAACTCGAATCTTCATCGGGAAAAGCGCCAAAATGACCCTTACGCAGCCTTTCCAGTTTCAGCGACTTCGCGCCGTCCTGTTTTGATGGTACCAGAATCTCTTCCGAGTGATCGGGATTCTTGGAAGCACACAGCGCAGCCATGTAATACATGCGCGCCATGAGCCATTGGACCGATTGCCACGGAATTCCCTTGACGCCCATCGCTTGGGCTCTTGCCTGTGCATAGCCATTCGCTGTTTTCTGGTCCTCCATGCCGCCGCCGAACAGAGCCGGAGGTGTTCCAAGCACGAACTGGAGAAATGGGCCGGCCAGGTACTCAAGTCTCTGCACAACGGACTGGGGAAGCACCAAATCGGGTTCGCGGAAGAAATTCTGTTCAAGAGGCATCCCTTGGCGAGCCTTCATCGGAGAGAAAGCGTACGGCTCTGACTTCTGATCCTGAATCGCGTCGAACTCGTCGTCCTCGCAATTGATATATGTGCGCGGCCAGCCAAGATCGGTAGCCTCCCGCATCGCGTTCATCGAGTCGTTGAAGTCGTCCTGGATCACAATGGCATCGTCCATCATCGCTTCCCGCGCCATTCCGTCGCCGGCGTAAGGGAATCCGATGGCAATGGCGTCATCCATCGATTCGTTCCACGACTCGGCGTACACGTCACCCAGGTAGACAGCATGACAGCCTTCCGGGAAAAGCTGATCCAACTTCTCCCGCACCGTCATCGGCTCGCCGTCTTCGTTTACATCGCCCTCCTCGGCTTCATCGAATGGATCGTCGTAGAAGTCGCCAGTGAAATTCGCCGGACGCAGGAAGGCATTGGCTCTCGTGACAAGATGACTGAGAGCCTCTCCGACCTGCGAATAACGTCTTGTCCCCTGCAAGATTCCCAAACGGGCGATGCGCTCATAGGCATTCTCGCAGATCCCTGAGGCTGACGATTTTATCTTCGATTCGATGTGCGGATACTCGCGCTTGGCGACCTTGACGGGCGGATCGTCGAACAGAACACAGGCCAGCAGATCATCCTGGGACTTTGCCGTGAGGGGCACTACTCTGGATTCGAGCGTCCCATGAACCGTGCAGACTTCCATCTGCCGCGCATTGCCGTCGTCGTTCACGCCCCAAAGTTGCTTATTGGCCTCCGTGCGCACCCAGACAATCGTCCTACCTGAGTTGCCCATCATCTCGCAGATGTCGAGCTGGATGCCCTTGACGTTGTTCGAGCGGTCGAAGTAGAGCCGGTAGGTTTCCGCCGTGTCCGCAGCTTCCAAGTCCTCAGTCTTCTGCGTCTTGGGCCGGAAGTCGATGCCCGGGGGGTTCTGCGTGAGCACCGACTCAATCACCATCAGCGTCGGCCGGTAGATGTTGTAATCGCCGATGTACTGCGAGCACTCGAAAGAGCCTTCCGCGGTAGTGATCGTCTCACCAGCCACACCAACCGCAAACCCCCCACCGCGCTGCTCGTAGATGTGCTGAAAGCCCCTGCGGTAGTAACGGTTTCTGCGGTCCCGCATAACCTCTCGGCGCCGGTCGAACATCTCCTGCTTGCCGATGTCCTTGAGAGCTTGGGTCAGAGCGCGTTTGAGTTGCTCAGGCAGATCGCGGTTGCGCTCGCCGTAGGTGGGAACTTCATCGGAAGCCGGCACTTCTTCAGGATGCGTCTCGACGACTTCCTGTCCATCGTTCGGAGCATCCTGTTCGTCGATGGTTGCGTTAGTGGACAAGCTGGCTCCCTTGTGTGCGATCCATGACGCGATTCACAAAAGCAATCATGTCAGCGGCCTCAAACCGCTCCAGAACGGCATTCATCGCCTTACCGTAGGCCGGGCAGCACAGCGGCATCAATGGTGTGTTCTTGCCCCCGCAATACGGGCAGGTAATCTGAGCGCCTTTACCTGCGCGGACGGCTACCACCTGCATCGCCAGAAATTCCAGCTTTTCCTTGGGATCAAGCTCTTCCGCTTCCATGCCGTCCTCAGATCTTGTGCTTGATGAAACGCTCACCCAGCAATCCACGCCCGCGCAAGCGGTGCCTCTGTCCGTAAGTTCTTCGGCTTGCGTGCGCCCAACATGCTCATATCGACCATCCCCACTTGAAGATGAACTCTCGCAGAGAAACCATCTTTGGGTGCTGCCAGCAGAAATTGCGATTGCAGCCCCGAGAACAACGAAGCATTACTTCTTCCTCCGCGCCGAAATCATGCTGCCCTTGCGTTCCGGCAGTCCCGCCTCTTTGGTGTCCGCGAAATCGTGGATCTGGGCATGGGAGAGTTTGCCTAGACTCGCGTTCTTTTTGTAGAGCAAGCCAGGATGGTGCTCTGCCAGCCCAAATAGCCGTCGCTGTGACTTGCTAACCGATGGCATTCTGTTTCTCCAGTTGAGCGATCCAGAAATCACATTCCTGAATCGCTCCCTGCAAAGCGTTTGCGTTGGCTAGAGTCTGCTTCAACTGCGCTTCAAGCTGCGCCTTCCGTTGCTCAAGTGCCTTCGCTTCCATCACTTACCTTTCTTAACTGGCCGCCGGATTGAGCGGAATGTAATAGGGGGTTCCGCCGATGTTGACCTTCAAGGACTTGGTCCAACCGGTCGATTTCGCAGTGTCCACAATCCACGCCGTAAGCGTAAGAAATGGCGCGGTATTGACCTGCAAAGAAACTCGGCTCTTTCAGTCCCATGTCATTCTCCTGTTAGTACAGATTCTGATTTTCTTCCGGCTCTTCGCCGTCGCCGTGCTCGCCTTCTTGCTCTTCCTCGTTGAAGAACTTGCCCAGATGGGATTTCAGTTCCTCAATGTTTTCATGATCGTGCGCCCCGTGCTCCGGCTCGTGCCGGCCATCTTCATGGATGCCGTGCGACTTCATGCCGTAGCCGTCGTGGGAAACGATCATGTGCTTGGATTCCGGTTCGGCTTCGTGCAGATGCTCGGCAGCCTCGTGCATGTGATCGCCCTCACCCTCTTGTGGTTCGGGTTGCTCGCCGCCCTCCTGATGTTCAGCAGCGGCTGGCATTGCGCCCATGCGGTCGGCTTTGCGCGCCTGGAAGCCCGCGCGGTGGAAATTGCCTTTCATGTCCTTCGCCATCAGTCTTCCTCCGGTAACGATTCTGCCGCTGCCTTGAACTGGCGGAACGGCACGGTACGCGTCTTGGGTTTCGGTTCTGCTTTCGGTTCGCCTTCGATTGCCCGCAAGCGGGTTTCGTGATCTTTATACACCGTCTGGCAGTCCAAGGCAACTTCAAGGGTCTGTCGTGCATCGGCTTCTAGCCGCTCGCGGTATTCCCGCAGCTTCTGGACGGCCCTGACCAGGATCACATTCTCCCGTTCCAAGTCATCGATTCCAAGCCACCGCTTCAACGTGCCGACCATCGCGTCCTCCGCTTGGTGTGTTTCCGCTGATCCGACTCAAACTTACGCATTGCCATAGCAAGCTCTGTTGGCTCTACAATAACACCATCCTCCACAAATTGAGACGCAACTTCTGCCCGGACAACAGAAATCGGGGTTTTGGCCGATCTGAGATAGCTCTTGAGGCCGTACCTTGCAGCCTCAGAAACATCCTGTTCGAGCTTGGCCTGTCCCTTGTCTGTCTTGAGAACTACATCTAAATCCTTGGGATCGCGCATCAGAACCGGCAACGCTTCGAGCAATTCCGGGCATTCCGCCGAGATCAGCCAGACCATATCCCCAGCCGTTCCCTTGCACTTTGTGTTCATCAGCAGCTCGTACATGAGCGTCCAGCCGCCGGGCCGGTCATTGTCTGCTGGTTCAGGCTCGGGCAACTCATGAGCCACAAGCTCTTTGCGCTGATTCAAGGCAATCGTGTTCGGAGAGTCCCGCTCGCCAAACGCATCAGGACTCAGGAAATACTGCTTGATGAGCTTGCGCTCGGATACCGGCGTCGCGTTGACGATCTCCTGCCCCACCTGCGTCGAATCCAGCTCAGACACGATCTTGCGCCGGTACGTCACCACCACCCGTAACGGTTTTGGTACATCCCAGCCGAGAATCGCCTTGACATCGCTCGGTGAGACAATCTGCACCCCATGCCAGAACGTCGCGCAGAAGTGGCTTTTGCCCCAGTCCTGACTCAGCCAGCGCGTGGACCACGGCTTGAGTATCTGCCCAGCCTGGGTGGCGTCGATCATGGTTGCCTGCCGGTCGTACGCCCTGCCAAAATAAGCCCCTTCGAGCGATTCCCACGAGCCGAGCAGATCGCGATTCCTCAAGGTAGGATCAAGCGAATTGAGAGATTTCCCGTAGTCCGAGCGCGTGATGAAATACTCGAACCGCTCTTCGTTCGTCCAGCCGTAGTAGTCCTCGTCCGTCAGCCCGTCCGCGGTAAGCGCGTCCCGCGACCACTCGACGTTATCCCAGGGGTAAACATGCAGAAACCTGAAATCATTGGGATCTTCTTGCTCGTTGTATTCGTGCGTATGGAACCACTTGCGCAGCGTCTGAATGCCGGCGCCGCCCATGTTGAATAGCAGCAGCATCTTAGCTCCGCCACCCGGCCAGCGGCAGGCGTTCTTCATCTCCCGCAACTCCTGTTCGGTGAACTGCTCCGCCTGGTCGACAATGATGTACCTATAGTTCGCGGAGCGGAAGCGCCGCTCAACGTCTGCCAGGTTCTCCGCATAGGAATAGTCGATCTCGGAGCGCGTCGAAGGGATAACTAGTTTAGAATCTGTGACCCGAAAGCATGACTGTAGATGCGGCCATGTCCTGAGCGTGGGCTCAATATGGTATTTCCGCACTTGGTCGTAGTTGCGCATCACCACGCAGCTAACGATGCCCTTTTCCTCATGGGAGAGCGTGAGGATTACGCGATCAGCGCCGCCGGACTTGGCAGCCCCACGGCCGCCGCCCACGCCAATCCAGCCAGACCAGCGCGAGCCGAGCCATTCGAGGATTGTCCATTGTTTCGGCTGAAGCGCGATCTCTAGCGCGCTACCCAAACCGCGCCGCCTGCTGGGATCTGGTTGGCATTCATGAGCCTATAGTAGACGCCGGTGGCCGCAACGTAATCAGTCGCGGTAGCAGTCAGGAAAGAGATCGCTCCGCCCCCACCGTAGTTGACAGCCAACCACGTTACACCATCTACGGACTTTTGCAGCGTCAGAGAAACGCCGGAATTGTTGAGGACAGAAATAACTACCTGCATCGGCTCGGGAGTGAACGAAAATCCCTGCAGGCCGACATTAGCAGCGATAGCCTCTGTGGTAGCTAAGACTTGCAGACTTTCGCCCGCCGATAAGCTCGTTTGTCCTGCTGCGCTATACGCTGGCATAGATCACCTCACGCAAAGCATATCACTTTGGCTTGCAGATCACACCTTTTCCCCTCGGATTGTACCACTATTCTTTCGGCCCGATCCGCCGCACCACTACCTCTAGCGGCTGGTCGCTATCGCCAGCGTGCGTGATTTTCTCGCCCCACTTTTTCGGGTTCCACTTCGCCAAGAGCTTCAGTCTGGTATCCACGCGAAGCCGAGAGCGGTTAATATGCTCTGGGTTGACTCGCGGACCAAACTCCGTTTCCTGCCAGTCATTCGAGCCATCATCCGCGATTGCAAGGCATTCCTGTGCGATCTGATCCTCGCCAGACTCACGCGCCTGCGCGAAGCGTGTCTGAAATTCCTTGTCCTTCGCCAGCCAATCGTAAACGGCTGAATATGAAGGCGTTTCGGGTTGTCTACAAAAGTCGCGGAGCGTTTTGCCGTCCGCAATCCATGCAATTACTTTATCTGCAATATCCTGCGGGACTGGCGCCGTTGGTCTGCCTGCTGGCATTTATGCAGCCCTCTTCTCGCGCCATTGCTGCCCGATGCGGGTCCAGCTAGTCCAGCCCAGGCGCGGGGTGATTACGCGCTAGGTGATGGTGGGCTTGCGGGTTGTGGTCGTGGTGGACATGATGAGCACCGGGTAATCATACAACATCTACGCGGTGAAGCCTAGCATTTTGGCTCAGGCGTGTCAAATCGCGTTCGCTGTACATCCGCCTGCATTCGCTTTACACGCGCCTCGCATCCGATCTTAATCTCTTGCTTCTTAATGGACTTGCGGACTAGCGATGAATATCGCTCTCGCCAGCGTAAGCCTTTGGCCTTGGGTCCGATCATGGGTTGATTTTACCACTTGACGCCGTGAATACTTATGTATATGATAGACGGATGAGAAAGCTCCACGACCAATGCGCCCACGGTCACCCATACGATAAGACGGTTATGCAGAATGGTGTACCGCGCCAGGTATGCTCGAAATGCCGCAAGGCTGCCTATAGCCGCTGGAAGTCAAAGAAAACAGGAAAGATAGATTGTGGAAAAAATAATTGAAATAAGTGTTGACGAATACAGATGTATTTGCTACTCTGTATTTGTAAGTGAGAGGCAACCAGCCTCATGGAGGAACGAAATGGAAAAGCTACTGGGTGAACTGACTTACGACCTTCCCGGAGCCCGCGGTGGTCACCGTTCTGAACCAATTTTCTTCGATGTTCCGCAGCCCGAACTGGACGAAGACGGCTATATGCTTCCGCAAGTTGCTGAAGCATATACGCTCGCTCAAGCGCAGCTCGAAGATCGTTTGGTGCTCTTGCGCGATGATTCGGAAGCAACCAATATTCGCCTGCGCAGTGACGAACTG